GCATTATCGTCGATACCAACACTGGTGAAGGCTCCTGTTAAGGTCAAAGAGGCCGCGGCCAGCGCGCCGGTCGAAGCATTGAATGTCAGTGAGGTATTGGTCTTGATCGCCTGATCGCCGGTCGGGTTGTTCGAGAACACCACAAAGTTCGTGGTGTCGGCGGCATCGTTGACCAGAGCAAGCGTATTGGCATTGTTCACCGACTGGATCGCGGCAGCGCCGGTCATCAGGATAAAGTGATCACCAACTGACGAGAAGCGCAACGTACACATGCTGTTGGCTACAATCGAGTTCGCCTGTATCGCGGTCAGGTCGAACAGGACAATTGATTTCACGCCCAGCGCATTGACATTGATCGTGCTCGCGCCCGTACTCGCGTTGATCGGTCGGAAGCTGACCTCGAGGCCGTCGACCAGTGCGGGCACATACGGCAGTGCCACGACATACGCGTCGGCAGCGCCTGTATCGACTGCGAAGCGGGTCAGGCCACGTTTCAGCTGTAGCTCAGTGGGTAACTTATCGAGACCGGTTGCGACCTCGTTGGCAATGTTGTTCACCTGGGCGGCGAGTGCGCGGATCCCCGCAGCGATTATATTGGCCGAGTGGTTGAAATAGTCGTTAGCCATTACCTTCTCAGGCCTCGCAGTGAGAAGTTGTAGGTCAGGGATTGCAGCGTGTGTTGTCGTTCGAAGCTCGAAGCGCCCTGCATCAGCAGACTTACGTTAATGCCCTGGCCGTCGATGTAGGCCTGTGCCTCACCGACGAGCTGGCCGTCCCAAATGAACGATCCCCAGAAATCAGTATCCCAGACACCGCCACCGACATTGAATGTCCCTGCAGGGAACTGAAATACTGAGGGTGGTGGCTGATCGGCTGCGCCGTAGCTGAACTCGGGCGAGAACGCCATCGGCGGTGTTTCCGCTCCGTCAACCTGAATGGTGGCCTTGTGAAAGCGCTTTTTCTGCCGGGGTGTCTTGCAGTGACAGAAAGATGTGCGCAGGAAGTATTCAATATCCGCGCCATCGAATGATTCGCCTTTTTCTGCCTCGTAGACAAAACCGTCGTCAGAGCCGAAAAATGTGCGCTCAAGACCGTTTGTGTCTTCCTCCGCACAGATCGATTCAACCTTGTTCAGATACTCAAACGCCATGAATTTGTGACGCATCCCACCTGCAGCGGTGGAATCGTTGTCCCAGCGCATCAGGAGCCCGCTCTTATCGCTGTAGAAGATCCGGTACTGGTTCTTGGCCTTGATCCGAACCGAGTCGATGATTAATAGTTTTTGCTTCTGGTACAGCGGGTCGATCCGATCCGATATCGCCGCCAGCTTCAAGTCGCCGTAGGCGTCCGTTTGCGAGAGGTTCTGCACGCCCCTGTCATCCGCGTAAAACGACCAGCCCAGATCCTGAACCGACCACTCGATGGCTCCGCGCTCGAGGTGGAAGTTGACGAGATCCCAGTTGTTGACGTCATCGCCATATAGGAGGTAGGTTCTATTTCGGTTAAACACGCCCAGGATATCGCCGGGTTGATCCTTGAGCGATGTGATAACATCACCAGTGGCAAGCTCAGAAGCACCGAAAACAGCGTTCCATACCATCGGAGTGCCGATACCAGAGTGTTGAAGGCTCGCAAGGAACGAGAAAAAAAGCTGCTTTTTGTGAGTGTGCAGATGCTCCGGCTTATCCAGAGCATCAGTAAGCCCTGTAACATGAACGTGAGCAAAATCAGTACCGTCATACCGAAAGCCACGACCGACGCCACTACAACCCCACATAGAATAAGACGCGATCGCACCGCCAAAATTGTAGTTCCGAAATTCATACTTGCCTCCTATGGGCAATGCGTCAGCCAACAATAGACTGGAGCTGGTGCCGGTTGCCGTACTGGGTGCCGACAGGGTGTTGGTGGCGTCGAAGGTGCCGGTCACTGATTTAATATATAGCCTGCCTGCAGCATTGCCGCCAGAAAATGAGCCGGAAGTGACGCCAACAGCCTTAATAACCCCGGTCGCGCCCGATACGGCCTGTGTCACGACCTCACCCTCGAGGAATGGTGTCACAGCACCGGTAGTGAAGGTGATGTAGGAGCCTAGATCAACTACAGTCCATCCAGCGCCTGATGACCTGTGCAGAACCCCGGCAGTCAGGCCCACGTTATCTCTGACAGCGTATACATTCCCGTTATAGAACCAAGTACCACGAACCGCACCAGCGCCCGGGACTGCAGCGATCAGCGCTCTACGTGTCGCCTGCGCAGCGAGAAGGTATGTTTTATCCAGTGCATCCGAGTCGGCATTGCGTTCGTTACTGAGACCGGCCGATGTCGCGAAGGTGGCTGCGGTCTCCTGCAGCGCCTCGTTATCCTGAAACTGGGTAACGCCGAGTTCGATCAGGACAAGATAGCCCACCGCATCGACGCCCCACGCACCGGATTCCGTAACGACCAGGTGCAGGGTCGCACTCGCGCCGGACACTAATCCTGTAATGATGTCGCCGGGGGTTGGTTCAGTCCCGCTACCGGCGTCGAAATCGACGATCCAGTAGCTGCTCTCGGTTGGGCTTGGTAGACCGTCAAAGCGCTCGTAGCCCGCCAGACGGCGGTAGCCGCCCTCGTCGTTAGGCTCGTAATTCTTTGACGATATCACCATCCCGGGTTTGATCGTCGCGGCCGGTGTCGTTAGGTCAAGGCCTCCGATCAGCGGGAATGAGAACGTCTTTTGCATCAATAGTCCTCATATTCGCCGTGTTTCGTTCTGACCACCATGTAATCGCTTTCGTCCTCGGTGTCAGCATCGCGGTATTCCTGATCCCAGATCAAGGCTCGCCATAGACCCGATACAGGTCGGCCCTCGCTGCCCTCAGATCCGGCAGCTTCCTCACCCAGCTTGATGATCTCCGGCGCATCCTCGGCCTTTCCGAAGCGTTTCAGCGCCTCGTAGACGATCAACTGGTGGAAATCGGTCGGCAGTTCAGGGATATCGGTATTGGCCGCGAGGATCTGCGCGGATTTGAAGAACTCGAATTCAATCGAGTAAACCGCATCGGCTTTGGGGTACAGCACCAGCTGGCCGGATGGATCCCGCGTGACGCGGATTGTACGACTAGCCTGCTCCTCGAACGTGCCGTGCGCGCGGTCGAATTTCGACCATGACAGCCAGACCATGCGTTGGCGATCAGTGGTACCGATACTGGTCAGGTAGGAACGGAAGGAATTGACCCGCACCTTGTTAACGCCGGTCAGCGGGTACTCGCGGGTGTTGAGAATGGTTTGCAGCGGTGACCCACCGGGAACGGGCGCCAGATAGCGGCCCCACATCCATTTCCACTTTTTCGGGTGCATCTGGATGTCAATCCATGCGTTTTTCACATAGTTGACGATCCGGGCCTCGATGCCGGAGACCGTGGTGACGCTGACAGGACCGGTGCCCCCGATGCCGGAGAGGGCCCGAGTCTCCTGCGCCAGCTCGAGGAAAGTAGACACTACGCTGCCTTGGCAGCAGCCTGCTTAGCTTTCTCCAGCTCCCACAGATTTTCAAGGTCAGGTTTTAACGAACCTTCTGGGATCGGAACCTCGGCGGTTGTAAGCGCAGCCGTGAGGTCAGCCACGGTTTTTGGCTCGGTGGGTACCGTACCGGCCAGCAAGGTGTTGGCCTGTGCCTGAGCTTCCTCATAAGCAACCATAGCATCATCAGCAGTTTGCTGCGCCTCGGCGGCCACCCTGGCATAGTGCGCCTTGATCTGCTTTTTGTTACAGGCATTACCGGAACCATCGTATTCGATACCGTTCTGGATGAAGAAAACCTTCTGGTTTACCACATCCTCCTCGACCACCTTCCCAAAGCGTTCGGTAAAATCAATTTGTGTTACGTCTTTCATGGGTTGCACTCCTCTACAAGGGTTGTTTCAGATTAAGCCCTTTATCCCGTACCTTCTGGGTGTTGGGCGTGTTTTCCCGATAATTTTTTGAATCAATCCGAGTGCGCTCGTTCAGGTGAGTAGATCCACCCTCGGTGTAATCCATCTCATCGGAATAGCAAATACCGTGTTCTTGGCGCAGTTTCGCGCCCCGATTCGGTAGTGAATTGAATCTGTCGTCTCGGCCGTCAGCCATAATTTAACTCCACTCAATAGTTACGAAAATAGTGCCAGCTCCAGCCGTGGGTGCTGCAGTTGCTGCAATTTCAACAACCATATCTGGATCGATTAAGGTCCGACTTACAGCGCCGTATGTTGGTGTTTCTACTCCGTCAACCCGAGCAGGGGCGGTAGTATTCGGCAAAGATAGGGTTGCGAAAGCAGTGGCATTACCGGAATTACCGATATTCAACTGGCCCGCTGTTCCTGTCAGATCGGTGGTACAAAGAACACCCCAGGCCAACAGTTTTCCCTTTTTCCCTTTTGGCCCGAGAATGCGGCCAACGACCGCAGCTGACGACAATACAGCGCCCGGGAACTGGTACGTCGCTTTAATAGTGTGGTCGCTCATTGCGAATCTCCACGTCAAAAGGGTCCAGACAATTCTGGACCCTTGTTTTACTTCACCATCGCGTTCAGGTGCCTACTTGCACTTGAAAGTGCCGCGATCCGATTTGACTGTTGACTTGTGCAACGTGGGTTGTTGCTTCATCACTGAAGTTTCTCCACGCAGCTTTTCCGAGTTGGATTGTCCTTCTCGGCTTGTAAGTCCCAAATCATTCGGATCACCACTGATAGTGGCCTTGTCGCCTTTTCCTAGACTATGCGGTATCACTTGATCACCTCTCTATTTCGGTTAAAGGGTTAGCTTACGAAGCGTCGCCGCCGTACCATTCGATCAGTACGAGGATGTCAGCATCGCCAGCTGTCGCGCCAACATTCGACACAACCTCGATGTCCGTATCAGCCGCGATCTCGTCGGACACACCACGCGTAAACAGATTGGTGTTAATCCCGGCAGCACCGATAGGTACCGTGTGATCACCGTAAGCATTCGCGTCACCGGAGTTGCCGACCGAAATGACTGTAACAGCCACCGTAGTCAGAACCGTGATGACCGATGCAACACTGATCAAGCGACCTGTAGCACCTCGCGGTCCTTTGATCTCGCCAACAGCAGCGACGGTATCGATTGCAGCAGCAGGGAAGCGGTATAGGGCAGAAATTCCGTTACCATAACTCATTTCATATCCTCCTTACACTCGGTCGCTGGAAGTGAAATGCATAATCCTTGCATCTACTCCAACGTCGTGAACAAGCGCAAAACCTTCCTCTGCGAACCATGCAACACCCCGATCACGACCGTAGTCGCCGGGTAGCTTACCGCGCATTTCAGGCGGGCAAACAATTGCCTCGATGACCGTATCTTCGCCAAAGAAGAATGCGTCGTCACCGGCTGCAAAGCCAGAGTAGACTTCTTTTGCAATGTGGGTCTGTTCGAAGAAGCGAATACCTTCCCAGTGGCGTCCAACCTCACCATTCAGCAAGCGCTGAAAGCCTTCATCAACGTGCTGATGCAGGGTTTCGAGTTCATCCTTGAACGGACGCATGTTCTTCGGGCGAGTAATGCAACGGTAGTTACCGTCAGTCCAAACCGGAATGTCCCGGTCTTTCATCTCGTCAGAAGCAGCCTTGATGTGGAAGTTCAACATCTGGACAGTCGCAGTGGCCGCGGGAGCACCACCACCGACGACTTCCTCAAAAATGAGGGCACCGACCAGGGTAGTTGTTGCTTTAAGCGGGGTGAGTTCGAATTGAGCGTGCGCTTCGCCTTCGAAGGCTTTAACACAGTCATTTCGTAGCGCTTTGTTAATGATCTGCTTCACCGGATGCCGCGAGCGGTTATCCAGTCTGCCTGTGTACGGCACGCTATTGCCGAACTCAAAAACAGTTCCCGATTTCTGGGATATGGTGAAGCCGGTTTCCGGCATACGCTGGTTCTCAGCGATCCTACCGCCCTGGGTTCCGACGTCGGAGTACACATTCCACTGGAACGCGTCGCCGGCGTGAAGGCCTTTGTCGGTAAAATCATCAGCATCGCAATGCTGTAGAAAACGAGTCATAGGCTGTAATGCGTTACGGAGGACATCTGAAAGCTCTCCCGAATACATGAAGCCACCGGCTGAGTTGGTTTCCCAAACTTGTCCAGCCATGATTACAGTCTCCTGTTAATACGTTAATCAAGCCTCCAACCCCCTGCGTTTTCTTTCGTCACGCACGTAGTCGGAGTTCGTTTGCCGAGGAGCTGGTGGTGGCGGTGTAAAGCGCTGCGTACCGGATCTCGGAAGATTCAGGTCTTGCTTTTCCTTGGTTTTGTCATGCATCGTTTCGGTCTGGTGACCACCCTTCCACTTGGAAACTTTCTTCCACGCTTCTGCGATTACCTCTTTTGGATCCCACTCAGGGTGGTTGCGTTCGACGACATCAGTTTCGTCATCGACTGCCTGAAACAACCGGTGGTCAAACTTATCCGGTCGAGTCTTGTCCAGTTGAGGGTTCGCGTCTATGAGAGCGGCCCTGGCTTTTACGACTTTGACTTTACGCTGGCTTGCAAGCACGTCCTCCTTCACCTGTCGCCGGAAACCATCCTTATCGAAGGATTCACCGGAGTTCGCAGCGGTTTTCACCATCTGCGTCAGGATCAAGGCTGCATTGTCTTTGCCATCGTACACGGCCTCCTGAAATTGAAGGCCTAGCGTCTCAAGGGTTTGATCATCCGAGGGTAGATCGCCGGGAGGTCGCCCTTTGTGCTGATCCGTTGCGGGTACAGCGGGCGGTTGAGGTGTTAAACGATCCCGGTCGTCCAACGCCGTTTCACGGGTATCGAGGTCATTGGCGCGGGCCGCATTACGTCGCATTTGCTCCTGAGCGGCTTCGCGCATCTGGTACATTTGCAGTCCTCCGGCCTTGTCGACCTTTGACTGGAGTACCCTTCTCACTTGCTCGAAAATAATGACTTCGACCAACGGGTCATCATCTGGGGGGGTAGATGTTTGGTCGTCGTCTGTGTTGATTCTATCACCAGTTTCGGCATTTTCAAGCCCAATTTGATCTGTTTCGTCGCCTTGGTCGGCGATTTCCTTCTCTCTTTTCGCCGCGTGGTTCTTGTAAATCTCGCCTCGCGGGTCGTCATTAGTGGCGTCGTCGGATGCTTCAACAGGGTTTATGACCTCAATGTCTTCGACAATCTCGACAGCTTCGCCACCGTCATCCCTGTCTTCCGAGCGCATTGCTGGCGCTGGGGCCGCTTTTACTTCTGTTTCTTTCGTCATGGTTATTCCCCTGGTAGTTCAGGTGGTGAAATATAGTCGCCATCATCTTCTTCTGGCGGCTTGAAGTTGTTTTCATCCTCGTGCACTTCCATTACCTCGAGGTTCTGCATTGCCAGGTGCCCCGAGTGAATGGCGTCATCAAGGAAAAGCCCGAATGATTCGTGCTTCCAGATATCGTTTTGCAGAGACTGAATTGTTTCGTGATCGCGCGGGTCGG